TGATCAGCTAAAACATTGGTTTTTGTTTCCCTTTCTTCCTCTTCCCATTGCTTTACTAATACTGCCGCTTGTTCATCTACTTTCTCCATGACAATTTTGGTTTTCCACTCTGCCCAATCTGGCCGGCAATAAGCCATGAGCATTTTGAACCATGGTTGAAAAGCAAGAGAGGGCCGTTTTGTAACGGCCCACAGTCCTGCTTCATAGCACAAAGCATTAAACCAGCTTTGGCCGCTCATCCTTCTTGGAAAACACTGGCAAAGACGGTGCCAGCTTTAGTGAGAGGCAGAATGCGATCACGAAGATCAATATTATGACAGCGCACGCAACCATGCGTTGGGAAAAGAGGTTGCTTGGGTGCCCATGCGCCAGGCCAGCCGCATGCACTGCCGCCCCCATGAATCATCAGACCGGCGCGGCCAATGCCAGTTTCTTGCCCTTCTAAATCAATTAAATCAAAACTATACCAACCATAGGCCATAAGAGTGCGATCATAGGCGGGCTTATCTTTCTTGCTTTCATAGTCTTTGTAAATGGCACCAATTTTATAAACGCCAGGCGGCGTGTCAGAATTTTGCAGCTTAAATTCATTGTCAGAATATTGCCCGCGAGCAAGACAAGGAATTTCCCATAAAAATTCGCCTTCAAAATTAAAGGCTTTCATTGTTTCACTTATGTCATTAACAATGAGATGGGAATCTCCCTTTTTAAAACCAAACTGTTGGGGCTTTTTCTTGGGACCAATCATGATAATTTGCGTTGATTCAGGGGCATATTCTTTCATTAGCTTAGACAGTTTTATTGGATAGTCAGGATCAGTGGCATAGTGCTGCTCCTTTAATGCACGGGCCGCTGCGTAACGATTGGGCGCATTGTTGATACCTTTGAAATGACGATAGTCTTTATACCAGCGAGTGACAAGATAATCAATGCATGCAGCAAGGCTGGGAAAATCAATAAAACCAGCCTTAATGGTCACCCACTGACCGTCGTACCATTCTTGAGTGGTTGTGGCAGTGCCAGGTCCCTTCAAGCCAAGATAATTGTTTTTGCCACTGGTGTGCTTACCAAAGCCACTTTCTAAGCAGCATTGTGCTGCGACAAGCTCGGGATAGCGAGCGCCGCAACGACGGGCTGTCTGGAAGCATTCATTCCAGAACGCCCTACTATCAGCCCACATGACTAAGCCTCAGCCCTTCACGCGGAAAATAGTCTTCAGTCCTTCCAGAAGAAGCTGGAGCACGTTGTTGCTTTTCCAAGGGGAACGATCAAGAATTTGATCTGCAGCAGCAATTAAAATGCCACCAATAACAAACCATTCAGCGCCGCTCATTGTTTGATAAGCGAATTTATATTTACAGCCTAGCGTCGAATTTCTAAAGAACGCACCCTAGTTTCAAGAGTGGTGATATTTTCCGTAAGAGTGTCAAGCTTTTCCGTGATACTTTCAATTTGCGTGGCCACCTTAACTTGTTGGTTCCCTACTGTAATTAACATTGCTCCAGTGGACAGCAGCATGCCAGCCGTCAATGTGGCTACAAAATTTGCAAGACCTTCTTGAAAATTTTTCATTGATAGCAGTGCATTTATTAATTATAAACATTCTCATTGAGGCAAATTGAGCCGTTAGATTAGTGGCAAGAAAATTAAATATGCTCCCATGCAAGTAGCGAATGGTCCCGATGAGCTGTTACATTCTCTCATTGAACTTCGCCCTGGAGATGCACGACGCCGATTTAGAAAAAGCATTTTTGAAGACTATCCACTGAAAGGACCGTTCGGGCAGTGTGCCTGTGCCTACTGCGGCAAGTGGAACGAAAAGCTTACTTTGGACCACATTGTTCCCAAAAGCAAGGGAGGTCCACATTTTGCAAAATATAATTTAGTGCCATCTTGCAAGAGCTGTAATTTAGATAAAGGGGCAGAGCGTATTTTTGAATGGTGGAGGCCGCAACAATTCTGGACGCCTCGTCGAGAAGAAATTTTGACGAGCTGGGTGCATTGCCATAGCTTTGTCAGTGCCCACACCTCCCTGCAAGATGTGGAAGCATATGCCGAGGATCGCGGCCTTTATATTCCTTCGCAAGAAAAAGCCCCCATTGTCGGGGGCTTTCTATTAGGAACAGTTTGCGCTGCTTAGCAATCGTTGATAGGAGAGAACATGGGCTCATCAATGGCCCTTTCTCCAATGCGAGCGCCAGGCATGGGGCAGAAGCCGTCTTTACAATTGTTTTCAATGGCATCAAGGGCTTCCTTCTCTTGCTCCATTTCCATGGCAAAGATGAGAGCCTTTAGATACCACTTGGCTTTCTTTAAATCTTCCAGGCCGTTTTTATTTTCATAGCGCCAAACATATTTGACGATATTGCCCTTGAGAAAGCCGCGAAAGGCTTCAGGGCTCATGCAAGCTTCTAGTGCTTCAATGGCCTCGATGCCACCAGATGCATAGTGCATGGGGCTGTTAACTGGATCAAACACTTTAGGGCGACCTTCAAAAGGAACAGTCATTGGCTTCAAAAGCATCAAAAGCCTCTCGGAACAGAGGCCGTGCCAGCAAGGATAGTGCCTGAGCATAGGCTTGGATTTCACCTTGAGCATCTGCTGGTGAGCGAAGGCTGATGAAATGCAGCAATGCTTGCAAACTACAGGTCCAGGTGAAGGAAGTATAGAGCGACGTGGGCAGTACGCCACGAGCTTGTTCTTTACTCACACCAAGCGCCATGAGCGTCTGATAAGCGCCTTTGGCGGCCTGCAAGCCCTTGGCATATTCAATCATGGCTATCTCATTGGAGCGGCCTTCCAGGGGGCCGGCTGAGGCTTGTTTATTGCTATCGCTTTGCTGGCGAAACTCACGAGGCATGTAAAATTCTTCACTATCAGCTTCACAATATCTAAAGCTTTTTTCGTTCCAGCCCAATTGGTCATTGGCATAAGTGCCGCCAATAACGTGCTTCCACCATTGCCGAGCAATGAAGAGAGGAGCTTTTACTTGCCACTTCGTTACAACACCACGGAACGGGCTGGTATGTTGATGCTTAACTAAATAATTCAGGAGTTTTTGGTCTTTCTCCGACCATTCAGCGCTGCTTTGGCCAAAAGATTGGCGAGCATCGCAGACGATATCAATAGAACTGCCCATCCAGTCAATAAGACGCACAAAGCTGATGCCATCGTTCAAAGGATCAATAGAGGAGTTAATGGGAGCCATGAAACAGAGAGGCCGGGCGTAAACGCTGCAAGCTGATTGTAGGCGAGATCTTGGTTTCTGAATGCCAGACAACTACTGCCCGTTTCTTTCCACCATTAAAAACAAAACCAATGAGAGTACCGACAATGCTAGTCAGCATCCATCCTGCTGCTGTTGGCTGCACATATACCACTTCTTCTCCAGGGCACCATTCGTGATCGCGCGGGGTGTGTGGAAGCTGAAATGGACGGTGCTCCGTAGCTTTAATTACGGCTTTCTTTCCATCGTCCACCTTGTAAACAAACTGTCTGCCATAGCCCCTCCTGGTTAGGCTAAAGCAAACAGTTTTGGAATAATGTCCACGCATTTCTCTATTCCAGTAGAGTTAAGCTATCAAGGCCGTCCTTACATTGCTGCCATGGGTCCGTTTGAACGCAGTTTAGAAAGAGACTTCGCTTTGGCTGCCAATAAGCGTGCCATTGCAGAATGCTCTGACGTGGAAAAACTGCGGGAAGTGGCAGTAAATTTAATGGAAGGTTGGTCCAACATGCAAGAGGCTGTGGGCTCGTTGGTTAAGGAAAACCTGGAGCTGCGTCAAGCCATGTCCGTGAAAGAATGGGATTTGCAAGCTGCTGCTGAACTGCTCGATGAAGCTACGCAAATGGTCAATGACGAAGTGCAGCGGCAATCTTCTCAAGCCAAAAGGCGTCTTTGGCCGTTTGGCTAGTCAATAAAAACACTCTCCATCCTCCCATTGTGGCGAGGTTGAACTTTCGGGCATCACGCTCATAACCACTGCCGGTAACGTGACGGCCTCGATTGAAAGTTCCGCCTTGGATTTCAATGAGGCTATTGGATGGGAGGTGAGCGAAGTCAGCCCGATAACGCTTAGATCGTTTTGATTTTGCATAGCGCTCTTGAAAATCAGCTTCCCAAGTGGGAACATCACTGAATTCTCTGATCAATGTAAGATCGGGATAGTGAGCTTGCCACAGTCCGAGAAACTGATCTTCAAGGGCACTCACGCATCAGACGGCAGCGAAAGATACTTTAGCGCCTTGATTCTGATACTTTCCTTTGCCATAGGCTTGGCCTACGTCGCCAGAAAGCTGCATAAACATGATTTGCACTATGCCTTCATTGGCATAAATGCGAGCCGGAAAAGCCAGGGGATTGACAATACAAATAGTGAGAAAGCCAGACCAACCAGGCTCAATTGGCGTAACGTTAATGATGGTGCCTTGACGTGCATACGTACTTTTCCCATCGCATATGCCCATCACATTGTTGGGCATCGTGATGCGTTCAAGACTAACGCCTAATGCGTAGGAAAAAGGAGGCAAAACAAAAAATGTGCTGCCAAGTTCTTCGATAGGCGTGGCTTCATACATCATGCTCTCATCAAAACGCTTCACATCCAGCGCCCTGACTTCCTGGTTGTTGTTGATGACCATGAAGCCCTTAGGGGACAGGCGAAGGTCGTAACCAGCGTGCGACAGGCCATAGGACAATGCCTTGGTGCCATTGTCAAGCTCACGGCGCTTTTCGCCAGTGAAGGGAAAGATAATATCGTTTTCAGCGAGGATGCTGATTTCTTTATCAGTGAGAAGCATTGTTTGAAGAGCGAGAAAACAAGCCCATAGAGAGCCAAACAAGAATTGCGGCAGGCCAAAAGGGCACAGACGGCCAGATTGACTGGACCGCCCATGCCCCTAAACAAGCCGCTCCAAAACTAATGCCTAAAACAATGGCCACTGCCAAAAGGTAGATGGGCCAATCAATAGGCTCGGAGCGCTTCATGATCAGAACAGATCGTCAGAAGACGAGGAGCGGCTGCTGCTGCCAGCGCCGTTGCCATCGTTCTTCCAGAAGCTGGAATAAGCCTTAGGGCTGTTCTCCATCTTGTTG